GGAGCGTGATGGTCGTATCAGCTGCAAAACTTGAAGCCGTTGCTCATGTAACAAACCCAGCGTTCAAGGATGCACAGATTTCCCAAGTCGCAGCCACAGAGGCCGATGAGGAAAACCCAGAAACCACCGAAGCAGAACAACCTGCCGAGGAACAACCACAGGAGAACATCGTGGAAGAAACAACCGCACCAGTGGCAGATGAAGTGACCGCAGCAGCGGTTGTTCATGCCGCAGCACCAGTGGCTTACACCAAGCCACGTTCACCAATCAACAGCCAGGCTTCCTACTTGGAACACAGCATCAAGGCCAAAATGGGCAACCATGATTCAGCCCAGTATGTAATGGCAGCCGATGACTCATTCAGCACGAACCCAGCGTTCACCCCAGTGCAGTATGTAAACACAGTTATCGACAACTCAATCGGCTCACGCCCAGCCATCGATGCAATCGGCTCACGCGCCATCACTGCATCAGGCATGGTTATCAGCCATCCAAAAATCACAGTCAATGGCACAGTGGCAGACACCAACGAAGGTGCTGGCCCGTCAGAAACTGGTATTGAGTCAGCATATGTCAACTTGAATGTAAACAAGTTCGCAGGAATGCAGCGCTACAGCGTAGAACTTCTAGAGCGTTCAAGCCCGGACTTTTTCCAGGCAATGGTTGACAACATGACACGCGCCTACAACAAGGCAACAGATGCAGCAGTTATCGCAGCACTAACCGCAGGTGGCACACAGGCTACTGGCGTTGCAGCAACATCCGCTGGCATCATTTCCTACGTTTCAACCGAAGCCCCAGCTGCTTACCTAGCAACTGGCGAACTTCCAAGCGCATACATCGCTGGCACATCCCAGTGGTCATTGCTAATGGGTGCAACCGACACAACTGGTCGCCCAATCTACAACGCATACAACCCATCAAACAATGGTGGAGTAGCAGGCCCACAGTCCCTACGCGGCAACGTGCTTGGACTTGATCTGTATGTAGATCCAAATGCAGTAGCAACAACTATCGATGAGTCGGCATTCATTGTCACCCCATCCGCAGTTGCAATCTACGAATCACCGATCCTACGCATGTCCACCAACGTGGTCACATCTGGCGAAATCGAAACAATGCTATACGGCTACCTAGCCGTAGGCGTTTTGACCGCTGGTGGCGTTCGTCGCTTTAACTTGTCCTAACAAGTTAGTCAGAAGTGTGGGGGGTGCGGCCCTGTGCCCCCCACACACTTACACAATAGGAGGATAAAATGGCACTGATTGTTTTAAGCGAACTCAAAAACGTCTTGCAAATTGGTGACATTTATCCTGATGCGATTGTGCAAGAATGCGCTGACGCAGCTGAAAACATCCTTTTAAGTTATTTAGTGTTTGATGATGTGTCCATCGTTGGCGTATCACTTACAAACAACACGGCACGATTCTTTTGCCATGACAATACTTTTGTGGTTGGTCAGGCTTTGACAGTCACCAACTGTGGCTCACCTTTTAACGGCTCACGGACTGTTACTCGGGTTGGCTATGACGAATACGGCGTTAGTTACTTTGAAGCAGCTGTCACTAACGCAAACATCAGCAAGCGACAGGTCATACCGAATGGCCGAGCAGTATTGACCAGCCAGGCAACCCTTTATGACTCGGGCTACCCAGAGGTAAAAGAGGCCGCAATGGCGATCGCTTGCGACATTTGGATCACTCGCACAGGCACATTGGGCCAGCAGGGTGTGGACTTCCAAAGCCCAGCACCATACCGCCTAGGCCGTTCGATGCTGACCAGAGTTTCAGGCCTACTTGGCAAGCACTTGGACACCCGAGGCTACCTTGGCTAACTTGGCAACGTACCGGGCAAACCTTGCCAGCACTCTTGCAGCTGCTGGTCGGGTTGTTTACGCATGGCCAAATGAAAACATCACACCGCCAGCCATCGTGCTTGTGCCGGGATCGCCATACATTACCGTTGGCGCAATCGGTGGCAGTCGTTGCCATGTGCGCTTTGACATCACTTGCATTGTCAACGCAGCCGACAACCAAGCGGCCTTGGCAAACTTGGAAACCTTAATTTTGTCAGTAACCGATCTACTAGCCAATAACATCTCGTTGCTTGGTGGATGGTCGCAACCGACAGTTACGCAAATCGGAAACGCCGATATGCTCATCAGCCAACTCAACATCGAGATGGTCACAACCAACTAGGAAAGGCAAGTCATGCCAGCAACATACATCACTGGTCGGAATCTGACTCTGAGCATCAACTCGGTGTCATACGCAGACCAAGCATCAACCGTCACACTAGAGCGCGAAAACAACCAGCAGGTACTTGAAGTCCTATCTGGTCGCGCTTACAAGACCGTAGATAAGACCGCCACACTAAACGTGGAACTATACCTAGACGACACATCATCAGCTGGAATTATCAGCGCGCTTTGGGATGCGGCCAACACTGCACCTGACACTAGCCTGCCATTTAGCTTCGATGTAAACGGTGACACATTTACTGGATCAGTATTTCCAGTATTTCCAACCGTTGGTGGCGCGGCCACTGACGTACTGACAACCTCGCTATCCTTTGTAGTCGAGGATGGAACAGTCGCTCGGGCTTAACGAATAGAACAGGGCAACCATTATGCAATACACAGTTACAACAAAACAGGGCAACAACTACATAGTGAGCGATGAGTCGGCTTGGCTGTGGATCGAGATCGAACGCGAACTCGGTTACACAGTCAGCCAGGCTGCTGACAAGATGAGCCAAGGTTCATTAGATGTCATTACTTGCATGCTTTACAAGGCCGCAAAGGCCCAAGGGCATACCAAGTTACCATCACAGCAAGCCTGGGTCACCAATGAGTTTGAAACCTTTGAGGTGGTCGAGGAAAGCCCAAAAGAGAACTAAGGGACTTGCTGGTGCGGATAGCAGTATCGACCGGCATCCCTTTGGCTGATCTAGTGGACTGGTCGCTCGCAGACATTAACACGGCGGTCACGCTGATACAGGAAAGGAATGGACACGGTGGCTGAAACTAGAACCACAATCACAGTCCGACCCGATCTTGCTGATTATCGTGGACTGCTTAAAGCACTTAACGTAATGGACAAAGAGGCGCAGGTCGATCTTAAAGACGAGGTTTACTCGATCAGTGCCTGGACTGCCCAAGGCATTCAGCGCGCTGGCTTTGCTCATCCTTACTACCCAGCCCAAGCACGAATTGTTGCTGAAACCGTAAGAGCAGCTAGAGATCGTGTACCAACTGTCTATGTAGGCGGTGGCAAGGGTCGCGTATCAGGTGGCGCGAATGCTGGCCAGTTATTGTTTGGCAATGAGTTTGGTGGCGATCGCAACGCTTTCGGCAACGCCAACGCATTCCCTAATGGCGGTTTTAGATTCCCACCTCGCACATCCCGAGAGGGTCGAGGAAATACAGGGTATTGGATTTTCCCAACACTGAAAGTAATGCAGCCAGAAATTAAAAAGAAGTGGTTTGCAGCAGTGAACAAAGTAATGGACAACTGGGCTAGGACACCATAATGGCTGATGTAAGAACGCTTAAACTCTCATTACTTGCCGATGTGCAAAAGTTTTTATCAGGCATGGACAAGGCTGACAATGCCACCAAGTCTTTCAGTGGCCAAATTGGCAAATACTCAAAGGCAATGGCCAAGTCTTTTGCTGTTGCTGGCGCAGCTGCTGGGGCTTACGCGATCAAGATTGGTATTGATGGGGCGAGAGCCGCAGTCGAGGATGAAGCATCACAAAGGCAACTTGCCGAAGCATTACGCAACACCACCAACGCCACCGATGCACAAATCAAGTCCACCGAGGAATACATCACCAAGCAACAACTGGCCTTTGGCGTAGCCGATACCAAGTTGCGCCCGGCACTGGCTAACCTAGCCCGAGCCACTGGCGATGTTGGTAAGGCCCAACAACTAACCAATCTTGCAATGGACATAAGTCAGGCCACCGGTAAAGATTTAGAAAATGTGTCACTTAGCCTTTCCAAAGCATATAACGGGAACCTAGGCGCACTTACAAGACTTGGTATTCCATTAGATGCAAACATCATTGCCACCAAGGATTTCAACGCAGCCCAAATCGAACTAACTCGCCTATTTGGTGGCGCAGCCAAGGCAAACACCGAAACCTATGCAGGCCAGTTGGCGATCGTAACCGAGCGCACTGCTGAACTTAAAGAGTCAATCGGTGTGGCATTACTACCAACCATGAAAACATTGCTAGAAAACGTCAACATGGTGGCCAAGGGCTTTAGTGGCGATGATCCCGAGGGACTAAGCAACCGAGCCAGAGAATTGGCTGGAAACTTCTCGGGCAACGGCGCAAACAGCCTAGGCGGATCACTTCGAGCAGTTGCCGATTCTTTTGCCAAGTTATTCACAACCATCACCGAGGATGGGGATGAGTCAACAAACACTTTGCAGACTTTTGCCAACGCCTTGGAGTCAGTCGCTAACGGTATTAACGCCATAACAAGGGCGTACGGTCGCGTGGTCGCGCTTGGTGACAAGTTTAGAGCCAGCCTTGTTGGTCAGTTCGTTTATGCCGAGGGCAGGTTTGCACCAGAAAACGCACCAGGTCGCGCAGCTGGTGGCCCTGTGATGGCTGGCGGTGCTTACCGAGTAGGCGAGTTTGGCCCTGAAATGTTTGTCCCAAGTGGCTCTGGATCAATTCGACCGGACAATGGATCAGGCCAAGGCGTGACCATAATCATGAACGGCGTGATCGATGGCGAGTCTGCTCGCCGTAGCATCGAGCGACTATTGCAAGATTCATCACGGCGCACAGGCGCGGTCAACCTTGTTGGGGCAACATTGTGACAACGTATGACCCGTATCCGACAGTCACTTTTGGTGGGGCTACAACATACGCAGATCAGACAATCTCATCGATCTCGATCCGTATGGGTCGCAATGACGTAACCGAGCAACCGCAACCAGGCTATGCATCCATAAGCCTTTGGACTGATGCCAGTGAGCCTTTGGATGTGGCATTGAGTCAATCTGTGTCAATCTCGATCGACAAAGGCACAACAGGAACGCAAGCGATCTTTTACGGAACGATCTCGGACATCGACATCAGCCTGCAAGCCTATGGATCGGATGGCTCAATCGCTATCTACACAATCACAGCCGTTGGCCCACTGGCACAGCTAAACCGCCGCCTAGTGGGTGCAAGTAACTTTGCTAAGGAGTTTGACGGCACACGAATCCTAAACATCTTGACCGAAGCCTTTTTGACCGAATGGGATGATGTTGCACCAACACTAACTTGGGCAGGGTTGCCGACAGGCGCGACTTGGTCGAGTTACGATGCCGTAGGTCAAGACCTTGTTGATACTCTGGTCAGCAACATTGACACACCAGGGCAATACGAATTGCAGGCATACAGCGGTGGCGATACCGATGCTTATGGCCTAGCCGTACAAGCTGCCAACTCTGGTCGCGGTGTGCTTTGGGAAAATGGCACTGGCTCATTGCACTATGACGACTACCTCGCCCGAGCAACTGCAACACCATTGGAACTAACCGAGGATGACATTCTCGCCAGAGGCTTACGAACCGCCGCGCAATGGGGTGAAATCGTAAACGATGCCACGTTGACATACCGGGCAGGTGAGGCCAACGCTCGTGATGAGCAGTCGATCATTCTTTATGGCCAGTTATCAGGCACACGCTCAACCCAGTTGCACAACCTAGCCGATGCCCAAGCACAGGCCGCCGACTTCATTGAGTCACGCGCTTACCCACGAATGTATCCAGAGCAAATTACGATCCCATTGCACTCGCCAACGGTCAGCGATGCCACACGCGACTCACTAGCTGCCGTTTACAACGGCCTACGAATAAACACAACGGCACTGCCAGCAGTCTTTGGCACAACCTTTGATGGCTTTGTTGAGGGCTACACATGGAACTTGACCCGATACACCGCCGAACTTGCCCTGACCTGTTCGGCATACTCCGAAACATACCTAAGCATCATTTGGGATCAAATCCCACCAACGACAACTTGGGCAGGGTATACTCCAACTACACAGGAATGGGATGATTTATAATGGCAACAACTACCAACTATTCGTGGACTACGCCAGACAATACGGCGTACGTCAAGGATGGCGCATCAGCCATTCGCAGCCTTGGCAGCTCGGTTGACTCCACCTTGTTCACTGCGCTTGGCGGTGCTTACCCTGGACTACGTTTAGTCAAGAAGCAGACAGTGGGCAGCGCGGTGACTTCCGTAGTTGTAACAAGTGCATTTAGCGCCACTTATGAAAACTATAAAATTTTATATACTGGTGGTGTTGGTTCAACCAATATTGAATTGCGATTTGGATTGAACGGAATTACGAATAATCATTATTCGCAGTTAATGTACGGTACATTCGCTTCAAATGTCACCGTGAGCGGCGTAAACGGTGGCGGCGCGGCAGCAGCCAATTTTGCATACACTGGATATGCTTCAACTGCTAATGCTTTTTTGGAATTAGAGTTATTTAATCCATTTGCTACTAGAACAAAATTTGGTCGAGGCACTTATATTACGCCTACAAATAACGGAATTTCGCAGGTGTTTATTGACAGCACAACCAGCGCAAGTGCTTTTACAATAACTTGCCCGAGTGGAACAATCACTGGCGGCACAATTTATGTTTACGGATACGGAGCGAGTTAATGCCTAACCCACTTATTCAAATCGATGATGAAGTACGCGAAATGACCGATGAGGAATACGCGGATTATCAAGAGCAAATTGAAAATGCGCCAACACTAGGCGAATAAAAATCAACACAGGGCCATGACACGAAAGGGCAACTCATGGCCTTACCAATTAAGAACGGCAAGATTAGCACCCCCTTTGGCAAGGTTGGGAAGCATTGGTCTAGCGGAAAGCACACGGGCTGTGACTTCGCTGTACCAATCGGCACACCAGTTTTGGCAATGGTTGATGGCAAGATTACAAACTCAACTTGGGGCAAGTCTTACGGCAAGCAAGTAGTGCAACAAGTTGATGGCGGATTTTTAATCTATGCACATCTAAATAAGCTGCGAGTCAAGCCTGGTCAGTTTATTAAAAAGGGCGAAATCATTGGTGAATCTGGCAATTCCGGGAACTCAACTGGGCCACATTTACATATAGAACTTCGCAATCAGGCTCGCTGGACTGGCGGCACTGCCATTGATCCGAAAGCGATCCTAGAGGCATGAACAAATACAAGACATTCGCAGTGCGCGTGATCGCACTCATTGCATACGAGGGATTAGCAACTTTTGGCCTGTCGGCTGGTGTAGGCATCGAGCCAATCAAGGGCGCACTCATGGCAGCCCTTTTGCCACTTGTAGTTGTACTACGCGAAACCGCCAAAGGCTTGATCGATGATGGCAAGTTAACCAAAGACGAAATGGACAACGCCATTACCGCTGGACAGAGCGCAAAGAAAAAGTGAAACGCACCTCGATCATTATCGGGGCTGTCTTTGTCTTACTCGCAACACCAGTGATGGGTCAAGGGACTCAACCTTTTGCAGCTGCTCAAGCCAAGTCCTCCGGACTCTGCAAGGCAACCGATAATCAGTCTTACAGGGACAACAAGTGGACAACATTTGCAGGGTGTGAACCCTTTGCTATCGGTGGCCCTCGATCCTTATTCTTTGCTCAACTGCATTTGACCTGTGACAAACGCCCACGCTGGGTCAAGGTCAGACTGGCTCGCCTACTGCCTGACGGCAAGATCGACTCCACCGGTACAAACACCTGGACACTAGGTAAGTCTGCACCGCTCAAGTGGCAAGGCTCGATGTGGTGGGAGGCAAAGACTAAGCATCCAATTGTGGCACAATTTAAGGTAGGCGGCGGCAGCTGCGTTAGCACCGAGCGACAGTTTAAGTGGTGGACACCATGAAGCGGCGGTCAATGTGGATTGCTTTATTCGTTGGCGGCTTGATGTTTGTCCAGCCTGTAACCGTGTTTGCAGATCAGGGATCAACCAGGGTGATCTGTGCCAATGCGGCAGGTGAGCAGATCACACGCCAGATCGGGTGGGATAACTCGAACCGATTCTTTGAGGGTCGGGGCGACATCCCAAGGCTTTACTGTGAGGGTGGTTTCGCTGGCCCTTACACAACCTACATAAGCGACGATTTGCCAATCGATAGCCCTTTGCGATGGTACGCAGGTATTGCGCCAACCCCATCACCCACACCATCGCCATCAATGACCATAGAGCCATCACCAATGCCATCTCTCGAACCCTCGCTCGAACCATCACCTACACCCACTCCCGAACCATCGATAGAACCCACACCAGAGCCAACACAAACCCCAGAGCCTTTGCCAACTCCAACACCTAGCAAACCAAGCCTTGAGCCAGTAGTGCCAACAGAACAGCCGTTAGAACCGTCACCAACACCCACACCAACGCCAGAACCAGAGCCAACGCCAGTGCCAGTTGTAGAAACACCCGAACCAACCGCCGAACCATCACCAACTCCGATCCCGAGCATTGAGCCAATACCGACTCCAAGCCTAGATCCGCAAGTGGTGGCTTTGGAAGTACCGACACAGCTGATGGCGATACCGGGCATCGAGGAATTGGCCAAGGCCGCCGAGGCCATCATGAATATTGGCTCGGACATGACACCAGAACAGCGTGAGGAATCTCAAGCCGTTGTTGTTGGTGCAGTCCTAGTCGGTCAAATAGCAGCATCTATCAGAAAGGTGAAATGATGAAATGGCTTAGAAAGTACGTGGAAGCGATAACCGCCGATACCTACACCTATGTGGGCCTTTTAATCGCGTATTTCACTCTCGATGGATCGGCAAAGAAAGTCACAGGGCTGCTGATTATCGTGGGGGTTTTGGTGTGGTTGATAACCTTGCCTTTACGCGATGACGACACGCCGAAAGAGTAACTAGACACAATGTCACCTATTGTCATACTATGTCACTATGGAAAGAGGGCAGATGGAAAAGTATCTAACAGCCAAGCAAGCAGCTGAAAAGTTGCAGGTATCAAGTCGCACACTAATCCGTTGGGAAAAGTCAGGCACATTGACACCAAAGCGCATTGGTGGGGTCAAGCGATACAAAGCCAGCGATCTCGAAAAATAGAAAAGGAAAACAGGGCATGGTTAAGACAATCAAAATGAACGACAGGCAATACCAAGTTAGTGATAGCGAAGTCTATTTTGGACACAACCTTGATGGATCTTGGCAAGTTTACGATGCCAAGCGTGATCAAATGGTGGCAGTCGACCTAGACGACTTTGAGTGGGCCGAGTCAGTTGCGTTTCAGTATGTCTGCAAGGTGGGCTAGTCATGGGCTTACTCACATTCTTTGGATTTTGCGTATTCTTTGTGATCGGCGTACTTGTCGGAGTAGCCGTAGAGAATAATCACCAACAACAAAAACGCCGTGAGGAATCAATCCGTTATTGGCGATGGGCAAACAACATTGACAACATCGAAACACAGATGGTCAAGGATGGGTGGCAACTGTAATGGCTGGTTTTGACTTAGAGGCATACACAACAGTCCAAGAGCGCATACAAGAGTTCTACAAGAAATACCCCGAGGGCTCATTGCAGTTTGAGTTCAAGGGAATACTTGAGGGCTCACCTTTGATGATGTGGGGTATTGCTTACGCCTACCGGACACCAAACGATGAGCGACCAGGCATCGGCACAGCCGCCGAACTTATCGAGGGCAAAACCCCTTACACAAGAGGTAGTGAACTCCAGAATCTTGAAACATCAGCATGGGGGCGTTGCCTGGCGGCGTTAGGGCTTGGACTATCCAAGGGCATTGCATCTAAGCAAGAGGTGCAAGCAGCTAAGGATCGCCAAGCACCTGGTCCAGCAAAGCCAAAAGAGGTTGACCCCTGGGCATTAGCCGATGAGCCTGATTTGAGTGTGCCGACTTGTCGTCATGGTGCGATGCGCCGAAAGACCGGACTCAAGAAAGATGGCACACCTTACGCTGGCTATGTCTGCACAGTTGGCGGCGAGGGTGATCGTTGCGCTGCAATTTGGGATCGGTCATGATCTGTGAGCATGGGGCTGATGCGCCTAAGTATTGCGCGATCTGTCGGCATCAAGGGATTATGGGCAAAACCGAGGGCATAACCATTGCCAAGGAATCACAGCTGAACTGGCATGACGAGGCAGTAATTTGCATACGCCAGATGGCCCGTACTGGTAAACCATTTACTGCCGAGGATGTAGTTAACGAGATTGGCGCACCAGGCGGATCAGGCAAAGTCATTGGGGCGGCGTTTAACACAGTTGCTCGATCTGGCATGATCTGGCGATGTGGCGAAAGACCAGCGGATCGCAAGTCAAGCCATCGCCGAATGTTGGCAGTGTGGCGCGGTGGACAGGTACAAGAGCAGACAAGGTTATTCGATGGGAACTGATGCTGACATCATGCGCTGTGGTTGCGGTGGATGGGTATACATAGGCAAGCCGTGTGGGTTTTGCGAGAAATGGAGTAATCGTGGATGAGCCGATCGCAGACATATTGCGTGACATTGTAGAAGCCCTAAGGGCAATCAGTAATGATCTATTAACTATTGAGCGCAGGATATGGAAACTAGAAAATGAGCGATGAAGTTTGGGCAAGCATTGAACGCAAAATCAAAGGGCATTATCAAGCAGCTCATAACCTGCCTACCGCGTGTCCGGAATGTGCCAAGGTACTTGAGCCAGTTGATTTTGGTGTTGATCCTGACACCAATGAGCGACTATGGGTCACACATTGTTGTGGCAAGTGGGACAAGTATCTCGAAGTTTTAGGGCCAAGGGATTTGATATAAAACAAACGACACGCGGATGCCAAGAAATAATCCACGTGCCGTTTGTATCGATGCTAACATCGTGAGCCTCAACACTCTAGTTAAGAGTATAACTAATGCCCGACCAATCCTCGGGTGAACCGCCGTTAGATGGCGTACTTCGACATGGATTGATTAGCCCATGAAACCAGCAGAAATGCGAGCCTTAGCAGCTGATGTCAACACGAATCGCCTGGCATCTAAACACCCAGCACTAAGGCACACGGCGCGATTGTGCGAAAGCACCCATGACCAACCAAACCTACGCGGTGACGGTGGCGAGTGGCTTAATCTAATGCCATTCCCTGCTCACCTATCGGCTCGGGTGGCAAGTTTGGGTTACGCTAAACAACATGACGAGATGGGTGCAGGTAAAGCACGATGAGTTATTGGAGTATGTAGCAATGGTTGAGTATTTAAGGAAAGATCACACAGCATTGCAAGAGCAGATCAAAGATGCAAAGGAATTGGCCAGCATCATTGAGGCAACATACAAGGAAAGACTAGACAAACTTACGGATTACATTTTGGACATACATCCAGCCAATTACAAGTATGAGCGAGGCTTGATGGATGCGTACAACATAGTGGCAGGTCATGAGCAGAGCGCATAGCCAAGGCACAACAACACAATGGCGCAACCTTAGAGCTGCTTGCTTCAGGGTTTGGGGTAAGTCATGTCTAATGTGTGGTGACCGAGCGACAGAGGTAGATCACATTATCGAATTGGCAGCAGGAGGCACGAACACCATCGACAACGTGCAACCTTTGTGCAGTCCATGTCATAAGGCCAAGACATCACGGTTCAACAGCACACGCCAGAGAGCCACAGAGAGCCATAGGGGCGTTTTTTCTAGGGCCGTGCCACCCACAGACTCC